TTTTTGGTGTAGATAAAAAGCCAAACATTTCTGATCAAGATAGAGCGTATATACAAAACATATTTATTAATAATAGTAAAATTGAAAAGTTTTCAAAGCTACCACATAGTGGAGATGAGGTAATTCCAGAAGAAGTACCAATTTTTTATAATTTGATGTTTATGAAGATGTTAGATCAATATTGTAAGACTAACAATGTTAAACTTTTGTGGACTTCTTATAATGATACATCGTATTCTGATATTCTTTATAGAATCAATTTAGATAGTTACTTTTTAGGTGATTTTATTAATGACGGGAAAACTAGGACATGTCATCAAGAGTACGCTGCAGATCTTTTTGATTTTGCTGCTGACGATAAGCTTGGCCATCCTCACTGGGGACTTCACCAGCAGTTACACCTTGCTGAATCATTTCATAATATGTTATAATAGAATTGTACTGCCTACGGGGGTACATTAACTTATTCGCTTGAAAGGGGAATAAAATGGTAGTAACACATGCAATGGATCTATTCAATGATCCTTTTTTTATTGGCTTCAACAGAGAGCTAAGTCGCCTAAATACAGCACACAAAACAAACTCACAGTCATACCCTCCGTATGATCTTATCAAACTAGATGAAGATACATACAAGATTTCACTGGCTGTCGCTGGTTTTTCAAAAGAAGATATTGATGTTTCAGTAGATAATGGAACATTAATTATCAAGGGTGAGATTGTTGAGGTTGCAAATGTAGAGGTAGTTCATAAAGGTATCGCAGGTAGAAAGTTTGTAAGGTCTTTTGCTCTTGGAGAATACATGGAAGTGACTTCTGCAGAGCTAAAGGATGGAATGCTACACATTAATGTAGTACGCATTGTTCCTGAAGAAAAGAAGCCTAAGACAATCAAAATCAAGTAGTACAATATAAATGTCCCCACACAGGACCTTAGTGATGGATTAGTTACCCATTGGATAGAGACCGTGGCGCAAGTCAGGTGAATTGCCTGTGTGGGGCTTAATATTTGTTGATATAATTAAAGTCTATGACTGACAAAGAGTTGGTTCACTACAACAAGCAACAGTTTAAAAAAAGACTGTCTGAAATAAAAGAGTCATCTGGCTGTGTAGACTGTGGCGTTAATAATCATATAGTTTTAGATTTTGATCACCTGCATGATAAAAAATATAACATCTCAAGAATGATTCATGATGGATTTTCTTGGGCAGCCATTAAAAAAGAAATAGCAAAGTGTGAGGTAGTCTGTGCTAACTGTCATAGAATAAGAACTCATTATCGTTTGACACACAAAGCCTCCTAATGCTATAATAGATAGATACCTATAGGAGGGTAAAATGGCAACTAAAGGATCACTAGAAGCAATCATTGATATTGCAAAGAAAGAAGTGGGCACGATTGAAGGCCCAAAAGATAACGAAACAAAGTACGGTGCATGGATAAAGGTTAACTTCCAACCATGGTGCCAGTCATTCGTTTCTTGGTGTGCGTTTACTGCGGGAGTAAAATCATTCCCTAAGTCAGCATCAACAGTAGCAGCAGCAGACTGGTTTAAGAAGGCTGAGCGTTGGTCAGATGCTCGTAACGATGACCCACAAGCAGGAGACTGGATTTATTTTGATTTCCCAGATGATGGTGTAAATCGTATTTCACATGTTGGTCTTTGCATTAAGAACAATGGAGATGGAACTATACAAGTTATTGAAGGAAATACATCTGGAACTGCAAAGGGAGATCAGCGTAATGGTGGTATGTGCGTAGAAAAGACTCGTGCATATGTAAAGAACAATAAGAAGAAGCTAGTTAATGCTGTAGTTGGTTGGGGCCGTCCAGTTTATACTGGTGAAGAGAATACCCCACTACTAAACAAGTTGGCAGCAACACCTGTTAAAGCTACAACTGCAGATGCTGCAAAGAAATCAGCAAAGACTGTAGCAAAGAAGTCTTCTGGCGGAGGAAAGGGTTCAGTGGCTCTATAATGGAATCAACTAAAAGAACACTATTAAAAACAGCAAGTTGGGAAACTTTTCACCTTGTTGGAGTTGCTGGAGTAATTTATTTATTTACTGGTGAGTGGGAGTATGCAAGTCTTGGTGCTCTTCTTTACATTGGTTGGGAAGCACTTGGATATTTCTTACATGAAAGAGTCTGGGCTAAGTTTGGTAACAAGGTTAAGTGATTAATCTTGTTAAACTCAATTAAGCCAACATATACGCTTGCTGGTGTAATTGCTATATATGAAGATGTTTGGGATGGCTTGGCTGAAGACCTTATTACTATAAGTAATATATCTTCAGACCAAGAATCTCAAGTATATTTTTCAAAAGGAAAAGTTAAAAGTGAAGAAGAAAATGCTAACCTTGGAATACATAAAGTAAGAACAAACTATTCACTTTCTTTGAAAAAAGCCTCAGAGACAGATAAAGATCTAAAAAATATAAATGAAAAGTTTAATAAAATTCTTAATGTATACTTGTATAGTTATCGTTCAATGTTTAATATAAATGAAACATTTTTTTACACAGAGAGCAATAGCTTATTAAAATATACAGATTCACAGTACTACAAAGCACATTACGATGGAGATACATCATCTAGAAGGGTGGTGTCTCCCATAGTTTATTTAAATGAAGACTACGAGGGGGGAGAGATTGAGTTCGTTAACTTTGGAATAAAGATTAAGCCAAAAGCTGGGTCATTATTGGTGTTTCCGTCTAATTATGCTTATAGACATATAGCACACCCAGTTACATCTGGTGAAAAATATGCCATTGTTACATGGATTCATGATTGTTAATTATGCCAGTTTATGAATATGACTGTATGCCTTGTGCAAAACGGTACACAAAAGAAAGATCTATTAAGGAAAACGATCCTGGTTATACATGTGAAACTTGCAATGCTAGCTTAGTTCGTGTATACTCTAATATAGGAGCAGTTTTTAACGGTAGTGGTTTTTATTCCACTGATAATAGAAAGTAAAGGTATACTATGACTACAATGATTAAAGATGAGACTGTTAAGCCAGAATGGATCTTGAAAGCAACAGACCGTTGTGATTCTTGTGCAGCAGAAGCATTAGTTCAAGTAACAGGCATTGAGGGAATACTAATGTTTTGTGGACATCACTATAATAGCATCATGAACAATCCAGATAGTTATAAGAAAATGATGTCTTTTGCAATAACAATACTTGATGAGCGTGACAAGCTTATTGAAAACAAAGCAACAGAGGAACCACACGCATGATCATTCAGATCATAGGTCTTCCAGGTTCTGGTAAAACAGAATTAGCGAAGGCACTAAAAGAACGCATAAATGCTATTCATCTTAATGCAGATGAGGTTAGAGCAACAGTAAACTCAGACTTAGGTTTTAGTGCAGAAGATAGACTTGAGCAGGCTCGTCGTATGGGAGAAATGGCTCGTCTTATTGCAAAACAGGGGGTTGCTCCAGTTGTTGTTGACTTTGTATGCCCTACAGATTTAACTCGTGCAGCATTTGGTAAGCCAGACATTCTTGTATTTATGGATACACTTGCTGAGGGTAGGTTTGAAGATACAAACAAAATGTTTGAAAGACCAACAAGTTTTGATGTAGCATTCATCAGTCATAATTTAAACGCTGATGCAAAGGCATCGCATATTATTCAAAAGTTTAAACTTCATGATTGGTCAGCTCCAACGACTTTAATGCTTGGTCGTTATCAACCATGGCACGAAGGACACCATGCCCTTTATAAGGAAGCTGGAAAGAGAACTGATCAAGTGCTTTTGGGTGTCCGCAATACCTACAACACAAGCGAAAAGGATCCACTGACATTTGATGAGGTCAAGGGATATATCGCTAGGGATGAGTTCATGGATGGTGCATTAGTCCTAAGACTACCTAACATTACTAACATTGTTTATGGTCGTGATGTTGGGTATAAGATTGAACAAGTAGATTTGGGGGCAGACATTCATGCTATATCGGCTACGCAAAAGCGTAAAGAAATGGGTATATAAAGTTTATAGTTCTTTAGCCAAGGGTCCCAAGAACATGGAGTGGCCATCATGAATGTAACCAAACAAAGGTCAGCATTAAAGTCTATTACATGGCGTATAATTGGTACAGCAGATACTTTTGTAATATCTTGGGCAATAACAAAAGAGCCAGTTACGGCTGGAGCAATTGCAAGTTTTGAGGTATTTACAAAAACAATCCTTTATTACTTCCATGAGCGTGGTTGGAATAAAGTTAAATGGGGGAGAAAATAATGTATGAATACTATGTAAGAAAAGTAGAGAATGTAGTAGATGGAGATACCATTGACGTTCTTATTGATTTAGGGTTTGATATCCTATTTGCATCTCGTGTAAGACTGGCTGGCATTGATACCCCTGAGTCTCGCACAAAGGATCTTAAAGAAAAAGCTCTAGGACTTGAGTCCAAGGAGTATTTAAAAAAGGCTTTAAAGGATGCCAAGTCTGTTGTGATTAAGACTGAGAAAATGGATTCATCTGAAAAGTATGGTCGCATTTTAGGATGGGTATATATTAATGGAGACACAGAATCTCTTAATGACATGATGATTAATGACGGTTATGCATGGGGATACTTAGGTGATACGAAGGTAAAAGATTTTGATGCTCTTGCAAAGGCTAGAAAGAAGTCTGGCAAGTGAGTCACGTATTATACTTTACTGCTGAGTGGTGTAATCCTTGTCAGCGTACCAGACCAATAGCAGAAGAGCTAAAAAAAGATGGAGTAATTGATTTTATTTTTGTTGATGCAGATACGGAAATAGAGCTACTTAAAAAGTTTGGTATCAAGTCTGTACCAACATACATACTTCTAGAAGATGGAAGAGAAGTAAAACGTATGAATGGTGCAAAGACTCGTCAAGAGTTCCTGGACTTTGTAGATGTTTGATGATGACTCTATTAGTAAAATAATAGATAACCTTATTCTTGAGGGTGGCATAGAGGTCGCTGGTGTAGACCCTGATACTGGTGAAATGTTATACTCTTTTACTCCAAAGGTCAAAGAAATAATGCCAGAGTTGTATCATGACCACCTTAACTTTGTTAATGCTGAGCTTATGGTGCTTTGGGAAAAAGGATATGTTGACATAGACTTTCTTCAAGATGACCCTCTAATATCATTAACTAAAAAATCTTATAACCAAGAAGAGGTCGCAAAGCTTTCCAAACAAGAGAAGTGGTCTCTTCAAGAGCTAAAAAGAGTCGTAAAGCCCAAAGAATTCTGATATAATCTTTATATGATAAAAGAAGGCGACTTTGTTATGGGCACAACATCTGAGGGTCTTGTCCATGGTGTTGTAGAACATATTATGGTTGAGGGTGGGGTATACGGAGTTCCTGGAACAGAGTATGCAATTCAGTCTATGCCACCAGAAAATCCAGCAATGGCTGTTAG